TGTACCAGGACATGATGCAGCGTAGGCAGACATTGCCGCCAGCTACGCAGGGGGTACGCAAAAAGAAGTCGCTGGTGAAGGACGCAATGAGTCTGTAGTGACCACGATAGAGTTGCTGAGAACGTATGGGACGGCGACCGCTGACACTGTGGAGGCGGTCCAACTACACGCGCCGGGAGGCGCACAAGAGGAGGAGAGCCATGAGCGACAACATTCCCCAGCCACATATGGTTTCCATCACGGAGGCGTACAGGTCCGATTCGGACGAGCCAATCATCGTGCTTCCGAGGCAGATCGACGAGAAGGTAGCGAGGCTGTCCCCGGAGGACTTCCGCAAAGCGTCACAGCTACAGAAGCAGCGGGACGCGGCCTACGAGGCGGCGAAGGGGAACAGCCGAATTGGGACCCCGACCCCCTCCCCGCAGAGTGTGTCTCAACCGATCGAGCCGCGGGTGTTCACGAACGACCCGCCCCCGTCAAAGGACAGTCCCGCGGAAGGCGTGCGGCCAAGTGGGAAACGGTCTCCGGGACGACCGCGCACCTTGCCCCCGACGCCGCCTAAGCCGGTCGGTAACAAATCACAACCCAGGACGAGCAAGCCGGTGAGCGATCCGCGCGTAGAGGAGTTGGACCTGCGCATGAAGCGGATGGAACACGGTCAAGAGCGGCTGATGCAGGGGTTCGACAAGCTGGTCGGTATGCTTGCGGACCAACACGCGCAACAGGGTCTTGCCGTTCAATCGCGGGAGGAGAATGAGGCAGAAGGGGTGCCCGACGGCATGCTGCGGTACCACCCTGAGCAGGAGGAGGAGTTCGACGATGACGAAGGTGATTGCGCTATACTGGGCGAGGGTGTGGTTGCAGGGGATGATTCAGATAAGACAGACCACGGGCCTGCGACTGCGGAGAGAGATAACATCAGTGCGGAGGGGGGTGACCCCAGCATCATCCGCCTACAGCGATATATTCAACTTCATAACCCGCCGCCGTTGAAGGACTTCCGGCGGTTCTGGGCGCAACTGTGCCCGAAGGCGGGGTTCCAGGAGTGGCCCCAGCCGATGCAGGAGCGATTCACGGAACTGTTCCACAACATCATTGTGCATCCTAAGATGCTACACCAGGTGCGCAAGTCGGTTAAGACGTTCAGGAACGGGCAGGTGTTGGGTGACGAGCAGCTGTACCGGATGCTCATGGTCATGGCCGGAAGCTGCGCCCTGTACACGATTATAACCCAGGGGTCTTAGCGTGGACTTCCTGTTTCAGGCTGCCTTCAATATGGCGGGGACAGAACTTGGAAGGGATGCTATTTCCAAGTGGATGCGTACCGGGCTGGCAGAGGACCCTCTGTGCTCGTTGATACTAGGGTCCAGTGTGCCGAGTTGCATACGTATTGGGCTGCGTCGGGTGCAATGGGGCCTTCCTATGCTCAATAGGGACTAGATGGCTGTTGTATTCCGCAACTCGCCGGGTGCTTGGTTATGGTAGGCGACCTTGAACATAAGAGGGAGATTCAACGCCGGTACTATAGGAGGAACAGGGAAAAAGTCCTCGCAAAAAACAAGGTGCGCCGGGACCCACGGAAAAAATTGTTCACCATAGCCAATAAGGGAGGTGGGTTTACCAAAGACATTACAGTTCTGATGGTGGAGGTGGAGAAGTGCGACGTTCTGTGCGCCAACTGCCACCGAATACTTCACGCACAGGAGTTAGATGGCCGTAATTTTTAAACAGTCCCCGCTTTTTCCTTTGCCGGCCGACTTCTATGAGTTGGACCTGAATGGGCAGAAGCTGGCGAGGGTGAATGCGGTTGCGCTGGGTGGGGACCCAGAGTTGGAGGTTGTTAGTTGGAAGTTCTTTCGCAACTACTACCTGTCCCCACCTGAATCGGGGTGGTACAAAGATGGATTCGTTGAATCCCCCCCTACCCACTCTCAGTGGGTACGTGACTGGTACACGTACCACCGGCTGGTCCATGCCGCTCCTCGGGGTTCTTGTAAGACCACCCTCAACCTGGAGGACATTCTACGCAACCTTGTTTCTCGCAGGTGGTGGGAGTGCGCTCTTTTTCTCTCTACGCGCGAGTTCTGCACCGAGCGATTAGGGCGGATTGCCGCGCAGATTGAGAACAACTCGCGTATCATCGACGACTTTGGGCATCTCAAGCCTAAGAAGGGGCACGGGACCTGGAACCGCGCGTCCGTACTAGAGACCGTAAACGGCAATAAGCTGGTGGGCCGGCCGATCCGGGGTGCGAGCCTGGGAACACGCCCGAGCGGGCTTATTGTGCTGGATGACGTGGAGAGGTCGAAGGACCAGGTCATAAGCCCTGCGGACGAGCGGCAGGGGTTTCACTCCTTCTTCTTTAATGCGTTAATGCCGATGGCGCGGACCCCAGGGTCCATTGTGCCGATGCGCATCATTGGGACCCTGTACTCGCGCCTGATGTTCATCTATTGGCTATATTCCACCCAGGACCCAAAGGTTGCTGATTTTTTCCACCGCACGTTGATGAACGTGTACGACCTCAACTGGGACGCTATGGGCCCCGGTTGGATTGAAGAAGAAAAGAGGCGTCTTGGGGCGGCCGCGTTCAGCGCCCAATGCCTGAACAAACCTAGCACCGAGGATGAGGAGCTACTGCGGATTCATCCCGAACTCAACACGTACCACGTGGAGAACGCGGACCAGGCCCTTGTTACGAAGCCCTTGAACTCAAATGCGCGCATAGTCACGCATCAGGTCGTGTCGCTTGAACCTGTGACGGATGCCGATGGCAAGACAAGAGTCGTACCAAAGACCCGTAAACTGTCTAGATCGTTCGTAGATACGGTTCGTGGCATGTATCGTTTCATTACGGTAGATTATGCCTCTACGATCAACGAACTGTCCGACTATAGCGCGGTACACGTGCTTGGCCTTGAGTCAGGGGCCGACCATCCGAACACGTTGTATTCCCTGGACGCCTGGTTAGGCAAGGTCCAGCGGAACGAGTTGGTGAAAATCATTGCGGAATTAGCGATAAAGTGGCAAGTGGCGGTTATAGGGATAGAGGCGTACCCGTTGCAAATGGAGGTGTTTGAGAGGTTGCAACTAGACGTAAAGCCGTTGCTGGGCGCTGCGTGCGCAGAGGGCGAAACCCATACGATGCCCGCCATTATGCCGATAAAGTTTCCCACAGCGATGAGCAAAGCCGAGAAGATCAAAGGCATGGCCTGGCGCTTTGATCAGTTTCGTGTCAAGATTCCCTCTGACCGTGGCCAGGAGTTGGCCTACGGGGAACTCTGGAACCAGATAAAGCTGTTCACCAACGATATGGGCCTGTTGCAACACGACGACATCCTGGATACCCTAGCCATGCACCAGGGCATTGCGAAAGGGGCGGCCCCGATCGCTGTGTCGCTGGTTAATGACCCCGACCCAGTAGACCAGCTACGCAAAGGTATTCTACACGATGAATACGGGATGTCAAATTTGGACGCCGTGGCCGCGGTAGGCAAGTTGACCGACCAGTTATGGGAACAGGCCCAAGCCGCGATGGAGGACGCCGCGGCCGACGAGGACCAGTATGACTACGATCGGATAGGGTATTGACTAGACAGTGGATATTAGGACCGAAGGTGCCTATAATTGGGGGAGGAGGAGCCAATGTTCGGACAAGAGAAACCCCAGGACAATGAGATTTTCACGGCTTTGGACAGGTTGGTTGTGCGCATCCAGCACATTGAAGCCAGGCTGAAAGCGCTGGAGCAGAAGCCGGCGGGCCGGATTCAGTCGCAGGTTGAGCAGTGGCTGCCGGTTATCGACAGGTTCCAGGAGATGGCGCTCGTGGCGCAGGGCCACCCGGATTTGGCCCAATCTTTTGGGCTGGCGAGCCGGCAGAAGGCAAATGAGCCGGAGCCGCCGGCGACTGAGTGGACAGGACCCGACGAACCAGAAGGCGTAACGTACGGCTAAGGGTGGTTGAATGGCGAGATTAGAGCTACCGGAGTCGGAGGACCACCTGGCAGAAAGCCTGGACGCTGAGCTTTCTGCCGCTGAAACAGAAATGTGCCTCAACCTTACGTCGTGGCGTATTATCGACGGGTACCTCAAGGGCGCGCGCAAGTTCAATGTGTTGGATCGGTTCCAGGGGAGGGTGTCAGTCGGCTACGAACATCTGCGGGGTGACATCCTGTATCGCCATGAGGACATCGTCCGGCGGTACCTTATTGAGGTTGGTCGCTGGCTACGTTCAGACATTGGCCCGGCCGTTAAGCGCCGAGGTGAATCCCTGGGTGACATGCGTAATGCTGCGATTGCGAATGCCGTCCTACAGGCTCGTATGTCGGGTATCGACGTTCGGCGTCTGCGAACCGCGCTAGTTGTGCCGTACGTCAAGTACGGGATTGTGGGGATTGCGCACTATGAAACCCAAAACCCTTTGCACCCTGACCACATTGAAGTGGTCCCGGCTCGTCAACTCCGAGGTCTGCCGGCGTTTTCGGAGGGTTCAGAGTCTCTACAGGGTATCGCTCGGAAGAGGTGGGTTCCGTATGATTGGGTTAAGCTACGTGTTAAGCAATCCTACGACGTAGACCTGGATCAGTGGAATATAGAATCCGACCTGTGTGGTAGCCGCATTGCGTGGGGACATAGTCCGCCCGGCGGAAGCGTGAACATGGAGGGTAGCGGCCCGGTCGCGGGCTACATGCGCAACCCGGCCGACCACATCGAGCCGATCGAGACGACCATCGGGAAGAGGACCCGCAAGGAGGAAGGCGAGGTCAACCGCGACGGGCGGTACTACGTTCCTATGGAGGAGATTTACCCGTTCATGGACGACCCAGTGTACGCGGCTCGTTTCATCCTCAAGATTGGCAAGAAGATCGTGTTCCAGGAGGACTATGAGAAGGTCAACCAGCGCGTGGTTTGCCCCCTACAGGTCGCACGGTACTCTGATACGGGCAGTTTCTTCTCACGTGGCTTCGTTGCGCCGTTGATCCCGGCTAATGACCAGTTTGAGAAAACTATTGCCTCTGTTGCGCGTAACATACGCGACATGGACATGTTTGGTACCCTGTTCGTGTCGGGCGGGATGGGTATAGACCTAAAGACGTGGAACAAGCCTGGCCCGCGTCCCCGTGTGGACAAGTACAACATCGACCCGTTGGCTCCGGGGGCACAGCCGATGACGTTGCAGCCGGCAAATACGGGGCTGCTGCCGGTGAAGTTTGGGGAGTTCTTACGTGGAGTCACTGAATCTATCGCCGGTCAAGGTCCATTCTACGACGGGCAAGCTGCTGGTCGCATGGATAGCGCGGCTGGCCACGGGTTCCTATTCAACGCTGGTAATGTGGGCCTGGGTTTACCATCGCACAACCTTGCAGACGCGTTGAGCGCGGTATATGCGCGCGTGTTGCAGGTTGCGCGGAGTGGGTTAAGGGAGGGGGAGACCATCAAGCTGGCGACTATCGACGAGAACCTGGCCGGGGTGGTGTTCGATCCCGAGACCGGCCTGGCTGAGTTGGCGCAGAACCCGGTACCGAACCCCTGGGAGGTGACTGTTGATGTGAAGGATCGGACCCCATCTGACCCAGACCTGCGAAAGCGCGAACTGGCAGAACACCACGCGGCGGGGCTATTGGGTTCGACTCCCGAGGAGTCATACCTGCAATACTGGATCGCGGTTTATGAGGAGAACCTGGACGTAATCGGGGGGCCGAAGGATATCTTCGAGACCTGGCGCAAGGTTATCTGGCAGATCATCCTGCTGTTCAACGACGGGGAGACGCC